AACGAAGTTGCGGTATTCAACTCAAACTTAGCATACGCTACACGTTTGTTCACTGAACACACTACTTCAAAACAAGAAAAAATCAACATTCTTAGAAGATTTGACGGAGTTGAATCTCTTAGAGAGTCGAAAAACTTGTACAAAACAATAAAAGACGAATTATCAAATTCAACATCACAACCTATGAACGAGTCATTCGAACGTATAGTAGAAAATACTCAAGCTTCAGGTTCAGTTAATTTGAATGAATCAAAAACTAATGAGAATCCTCAATTCTTAAGAATGAAGGACCTCATGAATAAAATAAAATAAACATAAAAAAAAAATAAAAGTAAAAAAAACCAAAAAAATGGGAGCACTTTTAGAATCAGGTCTAGTTGGTAACATCGGTCTTAAGCACCTTAAAGTTATCAAAGAAGACACAATCAACAAATGGGACAAATTAGGGTTCCTAGAAGGCCTTAAAGGTCACCTAAAAGAAAACGTGGCGCAGTTATATGAAAACCAAGCGTCACATTTGATAAACGAAGCTACTTCTGATGGTTCTTCAGGTTCTTTTGAAACTGTTGTATTTCCAATCGTTAGACGTGTGTTTTCAAAATTGTTAGCTAACGATATCGTATCTGTACAAGCTATGAACTTACCAATCGGTAAATTGTTCTACTTTGTACCAAAAATCCAAGGTTATAGTGGAGGTACTGGAAACAACGGAGTTTATGATGTAAACTCTGGTGACCATTACGCACCTGTAGGTTCACCTGGTAACTACCCTGGTAATCCAGTAAGTGGTTATGATTCAGGAACAGGAAGTTACAACTCTACATATCCTAAAAACCTTTACGATTTATTCTACGAAGGAACTGAACCAGGTTTAGACCCACAAGGTTTATTCGACTATTCAAAAGGTCGTTGGTCAGCTATCACTTCAGCGGCTGATATCCAAAAATGGTATAACGGTTCTTTACAGAACGCAGTTATCTCTGGAACAACTGACGCTAGTGGAATTATCGCTTCAGGTAATACAAGAAAAGTAATCATCAAAATGTGTGGTTTCGCTGACACAGGTGCTGGTAAACTTATCGGTCCTGACGGAAACGAAATGGATACTGAAGATTTCTTAGCAAGTATGATTGTTTATACAGGAGCAGGTTTAACCGTATTTTCAGGTTCACCTTGTACTGTATCAACAGGTCCATTGTTATTCCGTGTTGTTACTCAACAATATGGTAAAGGAATGGTTCAATACGGTTCAACTACAAGTACAACTTGGCCTTCTACTGGTAACGGTGGTTCGTTCAAAAATATCTGTAGTGCTGACGGATGTATCTACCTTGAAGTAGATTTATCTTGTCCAGTATGTGCTGATTGTAACTCAACATCATTAGATGGTTACACAGGTACAACTATCACAACAGCTCTTACTTCGACTTCATTCTATGTAGCTTGGAGACGTTATGAAGAGTTAGAATTTGAAGATAAAATCGGTGAAGTATCATTTGACCTTGAGTCAGTAACAGTTTCTGTAACTGAAAGAAAACTCAGAGCACAATGGTCTCCTGAATTAGCTCAAGACGTTGCAGCATTCCACAACATCGACGCTGAAGCTGAACTTACAGCTTTATTGTCAGAACAAGTGGCAGCTGAAATCGACCGTGAGATTCTACGTGACCTTCGTAAAGGTGCGGCTTGGAACTTACGTTGGGATTACAACGGATGGAGAAGAATTTCTTCAACTACTTCTTACACTCAGAAAGATTGGAATCAAACTTTGATTACAGCTATCAACCAATTATCTGCTCAAATCCACAAGTCAACACTTCGTGGTGGAGCTAACTGGATTGTTGTATCAAGTGAGGTTTCTGCTATCTTCGATGACTTAGAATACTTCCACGTATCTAACGCTTCACCTGAGCAAGACCAATACAACATGGGTATTGAAAGAGTAGGTACCTTAGCTGGACGTTACCAAGTATATCGTGACCCTTATTTCCCATCTAACCAAGTGTTAATCGGACATAAAGGTACATCGTTACTTGATACTGGTTACATCTACGCACCGTATGTACCTCTTCAATTAACTCCGACAATGTACAATCCATTCAATTTCACACCTATCAAAGGTATCATGACACGTTACGCGAAAAAGATGGTCAACAACCGCTTCTACGGACGTATTACCGTTGATGGAGTTCGTACATTTGACGTAAGAGAATTAAGATAATTAATTCTTTAATAGAAAA